CCCAGCGAACTGGTTGAGCGCGAACTTGCCCTTCAGGAGCGGGTCGCCGTCAAGGATAATGAGCACATTGTCGATGGTGCTCTTGATCTTGCCGTCCTGCGTGCGCTGCAACTTCTCAGCCCATGCGGTGTCGTCTTCCGGCGCGGGGTCATTGCCCATGCCCTCGAACTCCCGCATAGCCTGTTCGTGCTGCTCGCGGTTGAGCGTGGCGCATACGGTCTTGTCGGCCAGCGCCAGATCGCACATAGCCTTGTAGGACGGGAGCTTTGCAACGGGCGTTTCCGGCGAGGCGTTGTCGTCCTTGTCCCCGAACTTGTGTAACCGGATCAGGTCAAAGGCGTTGACCAGTCGCCCGCTGCACGGGTCCGTCGCGTGGTGGCTGAACAGGAACTTGCCGCCGTCATAGATGATCGCGCCGCCCGTGGTGGAGCCGCCCAGATAGGTATAACGGTCAGGGTCGTTGTCCACAGCCTCATAGATGCCGGGAAGGTAGGCGTCCATAGCCGCCAGCACGTTATAGGTGCGGCAGAAGGCACCCACAAGGCCCTGCTTTTCTTCGGGGTCGCCCTGCTTCATGGCCAGCTTCTGATAGCTGGTAGCGCCGGGAACCACCGGCCAGCTCGTCAGATCGTGCCAGTCAGCATATGTACCCAGAAGGGCGTCTGCGGAGATCAGCGGCGCGTCTACAGCCTTGTAGACAAACTCACTGTCACAGCAGCAAGAAGGCCAGTACATGAGCCGGACCGTCTCAAAGGTGGTCGGATCGGCCATGCCGATGCCCACATGAGCCGCCACACGGCGCGCGCACGGCTCATATTCGTCCGGGGTCATAGTCCGGTCAGTCGGGACGACGACGCGCAGACGCGGGCGTTCAGGCGTGTGCTTGCGGGTGCTGTAAATGCAGTAGCTGAAGCCCAGCTCGTCCATTTTGCCGATGATGATTTCCGTCTGCCAGCCGGGGATATTATCAAAGTCAAGCGTGATGATGTCGCGCCCGGTCACGTTGTTCGCCTTGCGGCGCTGCCCCAGCAGGGAGCCGCCCACAAAGCCGCCGACGTCCTTCAGATCGTCCTGCTGCGATTTCTTCAGATGCAGATAATCTTGCAGGGTTTCGGTCCCACGGACCGGGGTAGACAGCCGTTTATAGAGTTCATCGACGGTCAGCACCGTCTGTTTCCAGACCATATCACGGCGGTTGTTGCCTACGGATATGGTGATTTGTCTGTCATAGTTCATAATCAGGTACTCCTGTCCTCAGGATCACCCCCCCCGTTACCGGGGAAGGCGTCGCCTCCTTGTGTAGCTCCGCACCGCTCATTCCCACGCTTCTCCCGTAATACGGTCGGACAGGCGGACCAGCTTGTTTGCGCGGATGCGGTCCACCAGAGCGCGGTTGCGGAAAATGACCTTGAGCTGTTCCAGCATGATTTCCACGTCTGCGATCTCCTCGGCCAGCGCCTTAGAGTTATTCGCGCCGCGAAGATTCTTCGACAACTCCTTGGTCAGCTCGGACATTTCCTCCATAGCCATCACAAGCTGCGATTGCTTGCCGTAGGTCCTGACAGCCTCGGCGTAGGTGTCGCACTGGACGGGTGCCACAATCGCGCTCAGACGCTCCTGAAGCTCCTTGTTCTTGCACTCGCAATAGCAGATTTTGTCCTGTGCCTGCCTGAGTTTGGCTTCAAGCTCGGCCTTCGTCATATCACTCATTTGAACACCCTCCCGGTCTTGACATCTTTGATTTCAATGCGGCTGACAAGCTCAAAGCCGCAGTTGCGGATGATGAATTTAAGAACCTTCACGAGGTCGCTCACGCGGCCATCCAGCGCGTTTTCTTCACGGACGATAGATTTCACGCCCTCATACGCTGTGGGGTCGTAGTAGCCCTCGCTGTTCCTCTTGGGGTAGTTTGCCATACAGCCCTCCTAACAATCGACTTCGATCACGGCGGTCGGGAACTTATCGCAGTTGTCCGCAATCTGCCTGAGAAATTCCGCTGTGGATTCCACCGTGCCCCAGCAGTTGCCCGGCTCAAACTGCCGGTAGCGCTTCGGATGCAGACACAGCAGTGACGCGCCCTGCATGAGCACGGGGTACATATCGGCACAGCGCTTGCCGTTCCACTCAGAGGGATAGGAGCCGCACACCTCTTTAATCATGGCGGCGGTGTTGGACGTGTGGTTGATCCAGTCGTCGCCGACGTACACCCACTGATCCGCACCTTCGAGCTTGGCCTTGAAGCTCACATCATAACTCACTGTGTAGCCGCCTCCTTTTCCTGATACTCCGCCATATACCGCAGCACCTCGTCGGCTTTGGCGAAAGCCTTGACCAATCCGCCGTTTGCGTCCGCCGACCGTACAACTGTATAACCGGCATAAGCGAAGGCGGGAGTACGGCCATTCAGGAAGAAGAAACACATATCCAGCGCGTCACAATACATATAGCTGTTTTTGACCACAAGGTCTTCTCGATCCAATTTGAAGCGGGCGGCGATCTTTTCCGCCCATGTGGCAGCCCTGCTTTTCGCCGTGATTCTGGTGATGTGCGCATCGAGATTCGCGGCCTTGCAAGCGGCCTCAATGGCCGCTACCTGCTGTTCAGTAGAAAGCTGGACGCACGGGATGTCTGTATCGCTTTTCATAAGTGAGCCTCTTTCCGCGTCATTTTTCATGGGCTGTCTCCTTTTTCCGCGTTCCATGCCGCAACGTCAACGCCGATCTCTTTCAGCTTGCGATCCGCAAGCCATGCGTCGTCGTCGGGCATTTCGTAGTAGTTGACCAGATCATCGTGGATGACCGTAAACTGTTCCCACGCGCGCCGGAGCCGCTTTTTCCCGAAGCCAAGGTGCTTATGCAGGAAATAAAGGATCATGGCGTCAACGTTGCTCAGGTATTTGCGGTCGGCCTCCACGATTTGCCGGTTGATCTCAATGTTCATGGCGCGCCGCTCTTTGGCGGTCAGTTCAGCGCCGTAGACGGTGCCCTTGTACTGTTTAACTCTCATGGCGTCCGACCTCAGCGGGCGCAAACACATCCGGATTATCAACAATGACCGAATGGAGCGCGTTCGCCAGCTCGTCCACACGCTTTTCGTCGTGGTCACGGTAGCCGAGGCCAAAATAGATCGCATGGACCATTTCGTGTATGAAATCAGCTTCCATTTTGGCCGTGGCCTGCGGGCTGACACGGATAATCAGGTCGCTGTAGAGGATTTCCGCCGATACATTGTTGATACCGAGATCCATTTTGCTGGTGATCTCGACAGTGTAAGTCTTGCCGCCAATCTTGATCTTTTCAGGAATTTTCATCGAATTCACCTCGTTCTGTGGTTTTCCGATTGATCCGCGCCGCAGTTTTGCGATATTTCTGCGGCAGCGGAAAAATCGTTATAAGGGTTTCACCGTGGAAGATATAGACGTTATTGCAGTAGATACGGACATTGTTTGCCGTCTCGTGCTTCCAGTACAGCGCCGATATGTACCGGTTCAGGCTGCCGCTGGTGTCGCTGTGCCGGATGCCGTACCGCAGCGCATTTTCAGCGTTCTTGTGGGAGAGCTTCTTCGGCAGGCCGAGACGTTCCTTTGTTCTTCGCGCTGCGTGGTTGGTGACGCGGGTCATCTCCGCAGGAGGGCCACAAAGACGGCGATAACGCCGATCAGTGCGACCACTGCAACGCTGATCCAGAGCGGAGACAGCACCCACCACCACGACCAAGCAATAACGCGCGTCAGCTTGAGCGTGATAAACACGATGGTCAGCAGGCCGACGAAGCCGATTCCGCCGCCACCGCTGCTTTTCTTATCCATATATTTCACTCCTTCTAATTGATCCATTTAATCACCGTGTCACCGGTGTACCCCTTCACCCACACATACCACGCATAGCAGACAGCGCTTGATTTTATACCGTTCTCAAAATCGCCGTTCATAGCGCAACGCAGGCGGCTTGAGCTGACATATACGGTTTTAGGCGGGTATTTCTCAAAGAGCGCTCGCCGTGCCTTGCCTTCAAGGAACTGTATCTTGAGGAACATAGCCACCTTGCATCCGTCCGCCGAGATGTCAAGGGCGTGCTTGACAAACTCCTGTGCCTTTGAATATGGCGGGTTTGTAATGATGTCGAATCCGGGGACGGGGGGGGCTTGACACTTCAGGAAATCCTGCTGATGCCCGAAGCCCCGGTCGATCAGGTCTGTGGCATAGACGTGATAGCCCGCCCTCTCGAATTCCTTTGCCAAATGCCCTTCACCGCAGGCACACTCCCATATCATCGGGGCAAACTGTTCCACCTCCATGAGGAGCTGCGCGGCTTTGGGTTCGGTTGCGTAATAGTCGTTGACCTCGCGCTCATTCTGGGCGTAGTTTCGTGCGCCCAGAATGGCGTGGGCCGACCGGCTGTTTCCGGTCCAGTCACTCATTCACGTCCTCCTCGCAAATGTGGATCAGGTTGTGAATGCCTCTCTGTGTGTAACCGAGGATTTTTCCAGTGCCCGCCCAGAACTGAACCAGTGCGTCGTCGGATTTACGGCGGCAGTGGAAATGGCCTGTAGCATCGTTCTTCAGGACGTATTCAATGTTGTGGGCCTCAAGCTGCCGGATCGCATACTCGATACGGTCGGGATTTTTTGCTACCCGCTCCCTGTGATTCTGCCGGGCGTGCTCCTTGAGAGCGTCCCAACATTCATCCCTCGCCATGCGGATCACCTCCCAAGTCGAAGCGCTCGAAGGTGGCAACGCTTGTCATGGTCAGGAACAGGTCTGCGAAGAACTGAACAGCAGAATCACGGTCAATGTTGTTGCGGTCAGCGGCTTCGAGGATTTCACGAATGGTCATGTTCGCCACACGGGCCATTTCAGAAGTCCACGCTTCTGCCTCTTTTGCGGTCAGCGCATTCATCTTGACGCCTCCTTTAGGCAGGTGGGGCAAACTTGCTGCCCCTCAGGGATTTCAGCGCCGCAGGAAATACAGGTGTTGACAGGCGGGGCCTTCGGTGTCTCCGTGGCGATCTCACCGGCGCAGGCGGCGTAACCGGCCAAGTCAACATAACTGTCGCCCTTGACGCCGGTCTTAATGCGGGCCACCTTGAGAAGCGCCAGCATCATAGCAACGTCTTTCGCGCTGTAGTGCATTCCGGTATACGCCTCCCACAGCTTGCCGATAAGGGCGAAGTTGTTTTCGGGTCTGCCGTATTCACGTTCTCGCTCTCCGCAGACACATTTACGCGCCTGTTCCAGAATTTCAGCTCGTTTCATGGTTAGCCCCCTTCGGCAGAATGTCATCAAAGCAAACAGGAACGATCTGCTGCAACTCACGCAGCAGTGGTGTAGCTACTTCCCGTATCTGCGGATGTGCGCCGGTTGAGGTGCGGAGCCGCAGGAAGTGACGCCACTCGCGGATATTGGCCGTCATAACGACCTCCGTTTTGAGGCTGTTCGGGAGCACTGCGCGGGCCTCCTGCGGGGACAGGCCCCAATTCAGAAGGTTGAAGTAGGCTGTTTCAGCGCGGCGGCAAGCCTCTTTCCACTCGTCGTAGGCGAAGGTATTCTCGTTCAGGTAGCACGGCTCAATGACCGTGATCTCGCTGCCGAACTGATCCTTTCCGTAATTACAGTAGCGGGTGCTCTCCTGACAATAGGATGCCAACCGGTGCCTGACGATCTCATGGCTGACGCCACGGTCACAAATGAATTTCACGGTAAAGCTGCAATGCTCCAAGACCGCTTCGTGACCGCGCTTGATGATACCGGCAACGAACTTAGGGGCGCTGTCGTCTGTGATCTTGCCCTCGGATTTGTAGCAGACGCGCCCGCACTCCTCAAGACGCTTCAGGATTACGCTGCCGTCAATGGGCGTGATGAACTCGAAGCCGGGCTTAATAATCTTCATCGTCGTCCTCCGTTTCATCGTCCCCGGTCGCAGCCTCATACTGGTCGTATGTAATGGCCCGGACGCACTCGACGGGAACGCCGAGCAGGTCAGCAGTGCTCTTGCGCTGGGCGTAGAGGAAGCCTTCACACTGGACCGAATTGTTGATGATGCCCACAAGCTGGTCGGCAGCTTTCGCGTGCTTCAGTGCAACGCTTGTGTAGCCGACGCTCCCAGCGCCGCCGAATACTTCGGCGTCCTTAACCTCGAAATGGCAGGTCAACGTAATGTCAACCAGACCGATGTTAGCGTTTTGCATAGGATTTCCCTCCGTTATTGATATGTTCCTCATAGCTGTAGCGGATGCAGTAGAGCGCCACATAGAGGATGACAAGCAGATAACCGGCATAAAGGAACAGCCAGTACCACGAATAGAACATGGACAGCACCACAGGGACGGCCAGAGTGCCGATTACTGCACCGGCGATAAAAAGGATCAGAGCCACCACAGCGGCGGTTTTAATCAGCTTTTCGCATTTCATAATGAGTTGCCTCCGTAGATTTTGTGTTATTGTATTTTGGGAGGCCCCACGACCGGGGGCCGGATTTCAAAGGGAAATCAGATTAAACAGAAGCCGAACGCCACGCCGTAAGAGTAGGCCGCGGCGTGGTGGGTTTTGCTGTAACCGCCGTGGTTCACATAGGCAAAAGACGAAGACGACGACGCCTCAGGCGACCGCAGCCACCAGAACCATGTCCCGTTGTCGCCGCATTCCTTCACACGGTCTTTCTCGCGGAGGAAGCAAAGAAGCTGCGCGTCCTCCGGCTCACGTTCCGACCAGCGGCCCTTGCCGAACACCTGCGTCTTGGAGAGCAAGAACAGCTTGTCTTCGGTTTCCACTCGCTCACCGTCCACGATCTGGACGATTGTCGTCGGCGCAATGAGCGCCTGAAGCTCGTCCGGCAGAAGGGCGAACACGGTATTATTGAGATACTGCCGCATATCGCAGGCAGCCCACACGCCCTTGTTGGTGGCGCGCTTGTTCATGCGGTGCTCGTCAGCGAGACAGTCTTCGAGGACGAAGAACCACTTACCGTTCTTGTCCTGTGTAGCTCTCACGGCCACTTCCTCGCCGTTCTTGAGGTTGAAAACGATCAGGTCGCCCTGCGCAATGGTGCCGTTATCGACCGCTGCCTTCAGCGCGGCCCATGTGGTTTCGTTGGTAGTAGAAGTCTTGATAAACATAAAAGGTTGCCTCCTTAATCTTTTTTGAAAAACGCTCCGACCCAGCCGTCAGCG